GTTAGTACCAAAAGCAATGGAATCCCACCCACTTTAAAAGGGGTGTTCGGTTCCTTGCAAATTTGGTCTAGAATTGGTAAGAAGAATTGGCAATATGCTATTCGTCTTATTAATATCTATACTACACTCTTCTCACGCGATGTGACTGCCAAACAAGAGGAGAAATTCCTCAAGGGTGTGTTGTCACAACCAGTCATGATTGATAGAGAATTAATCAAGAAAGTTACTAAGTCGGTTAGTGTGCTAAAAATTCATAGTAGGCTAGGTTTACCCAAACCTATATGGAAATATCCATGCAGTAATCTTAGGAGGAGTCCTCACCCAAATGGTAGGACTTATCCTGAAGATGAATGCTTGCTAGAATCTTTGAGCTACATAACTTATACTCCACTTGGCTTATATTTAAGATATAAGTATCGTAAACTTTTTGAAGCGGTAGAATCTGGGGTTCATATAGATGACCCGCGCGATAGTCCCGATCTTATAGATTACAATAGTTCTGTGGGAAAGATAAGTTTTATCCAAGAAGCAGGTTACAAATTAAGGGCTGTAGCAAATCCTGGTAGAGTCTACCAGGCTGTTTTGCAACCGTTAGGCTCTAAACTGTTCGAAATATTATCGAAATTACCATGGGATTGTACCCATGATCAGTCTAAAGCTTTTCCCTTTATTAGTTCTGCCCTCTCAGAGAATTTAACCGTCCACTCCATAGATTTAAGGGGAGCAACTGATTACTTTCCATTGGCACTTCAAATCGAAGTGTTAAGGAAAGTATTTATACACGATTGGGATCATGTACATCTCTTTGCAGAGTTGTGTAGATCTCCATGGTTGTACAAAGATACTACCATTCAGTGGACCAAAGGTCAACCTCTTGGTTTGTATCCTTCATTTGCTTCCTTTTCTTTATGTCATGGTCTTCTCCTTTATAGTTTGAATGATTATCGTCATGATAACTCATTTTTCATATTAGGAGATGACGTGGTTATTCTTGATGATCAGCTTCACCAACTATATATAAAGACCCTGGAACAGTTAGAGTGCCCGATATCTGTTGAAAAATCAATCGATTCGAGTACTCTAGCTGAGTTCGCTGGCAAAATTATTACTGCCAACGAAGTCATTCCCCAAAATAAATGGAGGAGTGTTTCAGATGATTCCTTTATCGATATAGTAAGGAACATAGGAAAGAAGGGTGTGCTTATTCTTAAGAGACGCCAGAGAAAGATCGCGAAACTCCTTTGGGAAGTTCCGGATTTCATGGGTGGTCTAGGATTCAATGAATTAGGCAAAAGCCTGACTCAAAGAGTCTATGAATCACTTATGATTCTCGGCGAGTCTGAACAAGCGGCATACCTCATGAGTTTTAACAGAAAGATATCTGCGATGAATTATTATTGCAGAGATTCTTTCGGAGTGGGAAACAGATTTTCTTGTTCTCCACTAGAAGTCGACAAGACCTCTTTATTTCTTATGAAAAACTTTCTGCCCATATTGTTTCTATGGTATGAAGTTAGTGGGAAGAATCTTTACTCTATCCAACCAAATTTAGGTTTGGATCTCGAGTCAAATACTTCACGTCTCACTCTACTTCAAAGGTTAG